CTCTCAGGACGTAGGTGCTGGGTATGGTACTACTGATTGGAATACCAATACACCAGCTCCTAAAGATGGGTTTAGAGAGTATAATGACGATTATGATACCATGATCGCTCTCAAAAAACTCACTACAAGTGATGTAAAGAGATTAGTTAAAAAGTACACATGGACATCTGGAACTGTCTATGAAATGTACAAAAATAACTATACCAGGACAAATTTGAGTCCTCAAACATCATCGACTAACCTCTATGATGCAAAGTATTATGTGGTGAATAGTCAGTACAGAGTATATCTTTGTATTAACAACGGTCAAACTCCAGAGAATCCACTTGGAGCTCGATCTCTTGATGAACCAACATTTACTAGTCTTGAACCAAGATCGGCAGGAACTAGTGGTGATGGATATGTTTGGAAATATCTGTACACGATTAATCCATCAGATATTATCAAATTTGACTCAATTGATTTCATTCCAGTCCCAGGAGATTGGGGAACTGGAGATACGGCCGACGTAAAAAATAATGCAGTTGATGGAAAAATTGAGACAGCATTGATTGTTAATGCTGGTGGAGGTTATCAACCAATCTCTACTACTTTCTCCAATATTCCAATTCTAGGAGATGGAACTGGTGGTAAGGCTAGTGTTACTGTAAATTCTCAGGGTAAAGTGTCCAACGTTGCGATTACTAACGGTGGCACTGGATACACCAGAGGAACAATTCAATTTTATCCTGGTGCTCCTGGTGCTGAGACTGGTGGTGCAATTGCAGGTCTCTCCGCAGTTGGTGTTGGTACAACATCTGTAGCCCAATTTGAAGTTATTACTCCTCCCCCAGGTGGACATGGATATGATATTTACAAAGAATTGGGTGCTTTTAGAGTTCTTCTCTATTCCCGTTATGAAAATGACGCTTCAAACCCAGATTTTATCACTGGAAATGACTTTGCAAGAGTAGGTGTCATCAATAATCCACTTACTCCAGCTGGTAGTTTACTCACTCAATCAAGAGCAAGTGCTTTAACAGCATTAAAACTGAGAAACTTAACTGGTGGTGATATTGCAAACACTACATATACCGTAGATACTCCAGTTTATCAAACGATTGGTGTTGGATCTACGGCAGTTGGTTATGTGGCTAACTGGGATTCATCAACTGGTGTTTTGAAATTGTATACACCAGTTGGCCTTGGGTCAACTGCGTATGGGTTTAGAAGTATAGATTTCACTTCGCAAATTGGTGCTGGTGGAACATATGTGGTCAGTGGGCAAACGGGTGGAGATGCTCTTGGTATCGAAACTAGTTTTGGTACTTCCGCAAATCCTGGAACTGCAACGACTGTTGGATCTGCATCAGTTCAACTTGGACAAAGTTTTGTTCAAGGTGTTGCTTTACCAGAAGTTCAAAAATATTCTGGTGAGATCTTATACATAGATAACAGGGCAGCGATTCAACGCAGTGCCACTCAGAAAGAAGACATCAAAATCGTATTAGAGTTCTAAGAAAATGCCCCAAGAGACTAACCTCAATGTTTCTCCGTATTATGATGACTTTAATGAAGACAAGAACTTTAATCGGGTACTTTTTAAACCCGCTAGTCCAGTACAGGCAAGAGAATTAACTCAGCTACAGACAATTCTCCAAAATCAAATTGAGAGATTTGGTCAACACTTCTTCAAAGAAGGTTCCGTAGTTATTCCTGGTCAAATTGCATATGACCCACTGTATTACGCAGTGGAGTTAAATGATACTTTCCTTGGTATTCCACTATCAGAGTATCTTGAACAACTTGTCGGTAAGAAAATTAGAGGTTCTCAGTCTGGGGTAGAAGCCACTGTAGTAAATTACCTTTTAGATAAGGATTCTGAAAGAGGCAATAATACACTTTATGTAAAATATTCTAAGTCGGGTAGTGATTTCTCCACTGAAACTTTTTCTGATGGAGAAAACCTAATCACTGATACGAATATTGAGTACGGTCTTTCCCGCATCACATCTAATAATCCATTTGCTACTTGTATTGCATCAAATGCAACTTCCACTGGTTGCGCAGCTGCAATTCAAGAAGGTGTATACTTTATTCGTGGATTTTTCGTAAAAGTATTATCCCAAACGGTTATTCTCGATCAATATGATGCAACTCCAAACTATAGAGTTGGTCTCTTCATCGATGAAAATATTGTAACTGCTTATGATGACCCAAGTCTATTTGATAACGCAGCTGGTTTCTCTAATGCAACAGCTCCTGGTGCAGACAGATTCCAAATTACAACAACACTGATCAAGAAAGGTCTTGATGAGTTTAATGATGAGAATTTTATTGAACTGATTAGATTAGAAAATGGAAGAACACAGAAGTTTGTTAAGAAAACTGATTATAATCTCATCCGCGATGAGTTAGCTAGAAGAACTTTTGATGAAAGTGGTGATTACTATGTGAAACCATTCCAAGTGTCTGTTAAAGAGTCTTTGAATAACAGACAGGGTAATGGTGGTGTTTATTTACCAACTCAAAAAACGGCTCAAGGTGGCACACCAAGTAATGATTTGATGTTGTATCAGGTTTCTCCTGGTAAGGCATATGTTAGGGGATATGATATCGAAAAACTCAATACATCATATATTGATGTAGAAAAACCAAGAGATGCAAAGACCATTGATACTGCATCATTTGTCTTTAATGGTGTAAGTTATCTCAAGATTAACAACGCATTTGGATCACCTGTCGTTGGTTTTGGCACTACTGCTGTTGTAAGTCTTAGAGATCAAAGAGTTGGGACTGTAGGTGGAACGGCTTCTGGTGCAGAAATTGGAAATGCCAAAGTTTATGATTATAAACTGGAGTCATCTACATATTCTAATGATGCATCTAAGTATGATGTATATTTGTATGATGTTCAAACATTCACAGAAGTAACGGTAAGTTCTAATCTTACTCAAACCACACCTGCACTGATTGAAGGTGCAAGAAGTGGTGCCAAAGGATTTTTGAAGAATAATGTAAGTTCTTCTCAATCACTTACACTCACATCCACAAACGGACAATTCATTAATGATGAACCAATCATCATTAATGGTATTCAAGATAGTAGAGTCATTACTTCCGTTAGAGAGTATTCTTTTGATGATGTAAAGTCTATCTATCAAACTGTTGGCATCAATACTTTTAATGCTGATACCGTTCTTTCTAATAGATTTTCTTTTGCTCCAGTTGGAACCAACTTTACTATTGGAGTAGCTGGTATTGTAACCGCTCCAGGAAATAGATTCTCTGTTGGAATTAAAACTGGCGATATTGTAACTTACAACAGAAGTGGTTTCTCTGATCCAACATTCAATAGAGTTGGATCTCTTTCATCTGATGGATCAACCATTACTCTTGTTTCACTTGGAGCTAGTGTAAGTGGAGTTTGTGATGGAGGTCTCACCACAACAGAAATCCAGACAAGCGACTTCACACTTCTCAGACCAAATCTGATCAATTCGAAAAATTCCAGTCTCACAACGAGGCTGCCAGAATCTTACATTTCAAATGTAGACCTGAGTAATTCTGAACTGCAAATTAGAAGACAGTTCTCTCTTAATGTTTCCAGTAACAGAGGGTCTGTAACTGTATCAGAAACAAATCAGTTCTTCCAACCATTTGATGAAGAAAGATATAACCTCGTATATTCTGATGGAACTGTTGAATCTCTAAATTCACAGAAAGTCACATTTAATTCTACTTTCAAGACAGTAACTCTTGTTGGTTTGAGTAAGGTTTCAGATACAAATGCAATTCTTGTTAGCACTCTCAAGAAAATAGACACAAAACCACAGAAAAAGAGTATTTCTAGATGTGGCAAACTGGTTGTTTCTAGATCAAAGTATGACTATTCTGGATCAACTAATACCAGTTTCAATGATGGGTTAACATACAATGCAATTTACGGAACCAGAGTTCAGGATAATGAAATTTGTCTAAATGTTCCTGACGGTCTTCGTGTACATGCGGTATTTGAATCAAGCACTACATCCAACCCAATTCTTCCAAACATCGCATTAGTAAATAGATCTTCGGACCTTACTAATACACTTCAAGGTGAATTGGTAGTTGGATCCACTAGTGGTGCAGTTGCTAGAGTTGTTACATCAGCCGCAGGTAACGTTGATATCGTTTACAAAAATGAACTAAGATTCGTTGTGGGTGAGAGTGTAATTTTCCAATCTTCTGGAATTACTGGAGAAGTATCTTCTGTAATCATCGGTGACAAAAACATTGTCACCAACTTCACATTCGACAATGGACAAAGACCAGAGTTTTATGATTATGCTAGAATCATCAGAAATTCTGATTCTCCAGAACCAAAGAAGAGATTGGCCATCGTTTTCGATCATTACACTGTAGATTCTGGTAACACTGGAGATCTTGGTGTTGTTAATAGTTATTCTCCAGATACATATCAAGATGATTTGACATCCTTTAGAGGTCAACCCGTTACGGATTATATTGATATTAGACCAAGAGTTAAGAACTACAACACTTCCTCCGATACGGATAGTCCTTTTGAATATGACTTTAGAGATTTTAGCTCTTCTGGATCATATGTGCCAAATATTCTTGTTGGAGAAGAAACACTAACCGTTGGTTATTCATTCTATCTCCCTAGAATTGATAAGATTTTCCTCTCCAAAGATGGATTCTTTGAGATCAAAAAAGGATCACCATCTGAAGCTCCTGTCGCTCCAGAAAGTCCTGCAGGATCATTCACCGTAGCTACAATTTACAACAGACCATATCTGCATAATGCGTCTAAAGAAACTACGGTTGTTCTTGCAAAACACAAGAGATATACAATGTTTGATATCTCTAGACTTGAAACAAGGATTAAGAATATTGAATTCTATACACAACTTTCACTCCTTGAAACAGACACTGCCAATTTAAACATTAGAGACTCTGTAACAGGCCTTGATAGATTTAAGTCTGGTTTCTTTGTTGATAATTTTAGAGGTCACTCATCTCACAATATTCGACATCCAAACTTTAGATCATCCATTGACAAGGCTCAAGGTCAACTTAGACCCATGCACTATACTCATGGAATTGATCTTCTTCTTGGTTCCGAACAAGTAATTGGTATTGGAACAACTGCAAATCCAAACGTTGATCTCACACAAGTAACCGATCTTCAATCAAATGCGCTTAGAAGAACTGGAGATGTAGTAACTCTTAACTATTCAGAATCTGAGTTTATTAAACAAAGATTTGCCACCAGAACTGAGAATGTAAACCCATTTGCAGTTATTAACTGGGTTGGTGTTGCTCAATTGAATCCAGCGAGTGATGTCTGGGTAGAGGAAAAACGCCTTGATGTTAATAACATCATTCTTGAGGGTGGATATCAATCATTCATGGACACCTTCTCTGTAGATCCCAATACTGGATTGGCTCCAATTGATTGGGGTTCATGGCAAGAAGAGTGGAGCTCTGTTGATACAAGCACCACAGAACTCTCAAGAGAAATTCAGTCATCAGAAGTTTTAAGTGCAACTGGTTGGAGAGGTGGATTTACTGAAGGTGGAGAACAGTTAGCAACAGAAAGTCAAGGTCTTGTTTCTAGAACAAGAGAAGTCACTATGCAGGATAGTTTCCTGGTTAATAGTGAACTCAATATCAGTGTTGATCGCGGACTTACTAGATCTGGTATTCAACTGCAAGCCAGTGAGAGAATTGATACTCGATCAATTGGGACAAGACTCATCAGTAGAGAACTTATTCCATACTTAAGATCTAGAAACATCGAGTTTGTATCAAACAGAATCAAACCAAGAACACGTTTCTATGTCTTCTTTGAAGATCAAGATGTAACTCAGTATGTAACACCAAAACTTCTTGAAATCTCAATGACTCAGGGAGTATTCCAAGTCGGCGAAACTGTTAAAGGAACTATGCCACTTGGTACAGTTGACGGAACAAATGCAGAGATTACATTCAGGGTTGCACAAACAAATCACAAGTATGGTGCATACAATTCACCATCAATCATCTATGATGTAAATCCATATTCTGATACTGTTGGGCTCAGTTCAACTTACTCAGCAACCAGTACAGTCCTTAATGTTGACACCGCTTCTCTACAACAAGAAGTTCTTGGAACATTTACTGGTTATGTTGCAACAAATATGAGACTTGTTGGACAAACAAGTGGTGCTGAAGCAACTGTAACGGATCTAAGGTTGATTAGTGACGAAAAAGGTGCCTTGATTGGAACTCTGTTCATTCCTAATTCAACATTACCAACGACTCCACAATTTACAACGGGCACTAAGACCTTCAGAATTACAAGTAGTCCAGTTAACTCACTCAGCCCAAGTGATAATCCTTCAACTGCAGAAACTTCTTTCCGCGCAGAAGGTGCTCTTGATACTACTCAGGAAGATGTGGTTGGTATTAGAAATGTTGACATTCAGAGAGAAACGGTCTCCGATAGCACAGTAACCAATCAAACTGTTACTAGAACGGTTCAAACTCAATCATTTGAAGAGAGAACCGTTGCACAGAACCAGTGGTACGATCCTCTTGCAGAATCATTTGAAGTTGTCGATGATAACGGTGTATTTGTTTCTTCTTGTGATATCTTCTTCCAATCAAAAGATGCAAATATTCCTGTAACTCTGCAGATCAGAACAATGCAAACTGGTCTGCCTACAAATACGATTGTTCCTTTTGGTGAAGTTGTTTATGAACCATCCCAGATCAGTGTTTCTGAGGATGGGACGGTAGCCACAAGATTTACTTTCCCATCTCCTGTTTATCTTGCTGGTAAGAAAGAATACGCACTTGTTCTTCTTTCCGCATCTAATAACTATAGGGTTTATATCTCCAGAATGGGTGAAGAGGACCTGTCTACAGTCAGTCTTCCTGAAAGTGAGAGAACTATTGTTTCTCAACAACCTTATATGGGTTCATTGTTTAAATCACAAAATGGTTCAACT